GGCGACTTTCTCGTTGATGGCCGCGATCTGCTCGTCGGCCAGAGCCTTCAGACGGTCGTACTCGCTGCGCTCGTCTGCGATCTTGCGGATGGCCCAGTCGGCACAGCGGTCGTCGGTGATGCGGAACGGGGCGCGCTCGCCCTCTGCGACGGTGCCGAGGTCGACCTGCTCCAGCTCGTCCAGCGTGGCAGCAGGCAGCAGCTCGGTCTCCTGCGTGGTGGTGGCCTCTGCGTCTGCCTGCTCGGCAGCGAGGGCCGCGTTGATCTTATCGCTCATGTTGTTTCTCCTTTCTGATGGTGCTCGGCGGCTCTGGTGGCCGCGAGCTTGCTGTATTGTTCGTCTATCTCGATCCCGATGTACTGCCGGCCGGTTTTCGCGGCCGCAGCCAGCGTGGAGCCGCTGCCGGCGAAGGGATCGAGGATCAGGGCGCCGGGGATCGTAGTGGCTTCGATGAGCTGCTCCAGCAGCGCCACGGGCTTCTCGTTGGGGTGGGTGAGGCTCTGGTTTCCGACCTTGGCGCAGGCAATCAAGTCATCCGGCCGTTTTCCCGGGAGCTCGTAGCGTCCCTTAGTTGCGAAGATGATGGCCTCATATCGCGGGGCAAAAGAGCCTTTCAAGTCTCCCATGCCGTGTGCCTTTTTGTCCCACACGATGACTGACTTGACCGTCAGGCCAGCGAGACGCAGTGCGTCGATGAATACCTGCTGAACGTCCCAGCGGGTAAAACAGAGTACCCCCCCCCGCGTTTCACGACTCTGGCGGCGTCATAGATCCACCAGATAAACGGGGCCTTGTCGTTGGCGATTTTTGCGAGGCGGCTTGCTTTTTCTTTGCGGCCGCTTTGATAGTCGATACCGTAGGGCGGGTCAGTGATGACCATGTCGACGCTGTCTGTCTCCATGTCGCGCAGCACGGTCAGGCTGTCGCCGGTGATGACGGTGTTGGCTTGGATCATTTTTCAGCAGCCTCCTTTCTCTCGGTGACATTGAAGGTGAGCATCACGCCGCAGGTGACAGGGGTGACGCTCTCGAGCTCGATGTCGCGGCCGCTGCGGAGGTGCAGGGTCTCGCCCGGCTTCATTTCGGTGAGGTGTTTCATCTGGTACTCCTTTCTGTAAAGAAACGGTGCCCGCCTTCCTCGATGACGAAGATCTGACTCTCGTGGAAGTCGCTGGTCACGAGGGCGGGGTTGTAGAAGTAGAGGATCGGCTCGTCCACGACGGTCTCGCCTCGGTCGAACACGGCCGCGACGGCGTCCTTGACGCGCTGTGTGGGATCCGGCCGGCTCTTGGTGTAGCTGTAAAGGACGACGGCCTCAGAGGGGTCGACGCCGCGCTTCTCGGCTGCGTTGAGGATGCACTGAGCGACGAGCATCTGGCCCTCGAAGGACTCCCCGCCGGCTTCGGCCATGACCACGCGCTCGACGACGTCGCGCTCGGCGTCGGTCAGAGGGTAGCGCACAGCGGGCTCGGCCGGCTCCACGGTCTCAGCGGCCGGGGCGGTGGTGTCCGGGATGTATGTGCCGACGGTGGTGGTCGGCGGCAGGATGTTGGTCTCCTGCTTGCTGCCGGCCGGGGTGGTGAAGATTGCCACAGAGATGCCGCCCAGCAGAAGGACGGCAGCGGCCAGCGTGGCAGCTCTCAGGGCTTTCCTCTTGGCACGGCGGCGCCGGCGTGTTATACTTGCGGTGCGGGATCCGTATGCTGGCAGGCTGCTGGATCTTCTCGCATGGGTCGCCCGGTCGCAACGGGCGGCCCTTTCTTTTGTGGTTTCCATTGGTTTCTCCTTTCACTGAGCCCGTGCGACGGTCAGATCACAGAGGGCGTGAGTGAGGTCGCTGAACTCGGTCTCTCGGACGGTGTCAGCGGTCAGCAGCACGAGGTAGTCGTTGTCGTAGTAGTCGATCTCGGGGTGCCGCTGCCGGTTTACTTCGTTTTTGTGGCGGGCGTAGGGCTCGGCACGGTTCCAGACGTCGTCAGGGATCCAGCGGTCGAGGCGATCCTCGACGCGCTCGCGCAGCTCCTCGCTCGTGATTGTGATCTCCGGGCTCATGCTGTCACCTCCTGAGTGCGCCTATCGCGTATTCGAGCGCGATGATGTCGCAGTTGTAACGCAGGTTTTCCTCGTCGATGATGTGCAGTTTTTTCCTTTCGGCGAGAAGCTCGGAGAGCTGGTCGACCACGTCGAAGCCTTCAGGGGGCGGGGCGGGTGCGGGTGCGGTGCTGTCCTTCTCCTTCAGTGCTCGGTCGTTTTCGATGATCTGCTCCTTGATTTCTTCGGGGGCGTCCGAGAGGTCTGTCGTCTGGTCGGGGCTTTCGGGTGCCTCAGCCTTCTGCTCTGCGGTGCGCTCGAAGCGTTTGCCGAGCTCCCAGTCGTCGCGGCGAAGGTCGAAGGCGTCACCGAGCTGAATGATGTCGGGATAGTTGCTGAGCGCGACGGTCATGGCGGGCTTGTCGATTTCGTAGGCGTAGTAGGTTACATTCGTAAAGCCCATTTTGTCGAGGCAATAGCGCCCGGTGCCGATGCCGTCATACATGGAGAGGACGACGATCTCCTCGTCTCTCGGCACGTCCTTCAGGGCTCCTGTGAGGATGTGGATGATGACCTCAGCCGTCCAGCCATTCCCGAGCCCGCGGTATCTTTGCGTCGCGCTGACTGCCGATGTGTAGCCATCAGGAAGGGTCTGGAGCCGTTCGCACTCCGTCGGCGTGAGCTTTCGGATGACGTAATAGCCGTCCGGCAGCTTGATCGGGTACTTTTTGCCTTTTATCTCGATCTCTCCGTTGACCACCTCGTAGACCGGCAGATCTTCGCCGTTTTGGTTAGTGACGACAAGCCTGCTCTGATGTCCTGATGCTGTGAGGGCGTTGGCTTTGCCGTCGGTTCTTACCTCGTATGCAGAGCCATCGTCTCGACCGCGCCACGCGGCACCTTGAGCCTCTCCTGCGGGGTAGGCATAAAGCCCAGTCTCAGGGCCGCCCCCGTTGGGTCTGGCGCATAGTGCCACAGCTTTGCCGCTCGCGTCGTAGATCCTGTGAGCTTGTCCTCCAGTAACCTCTCCGTCTGCGTTTGGCATGGTGCCGACTCTTACCGGCGCGGCGTAAAGCCCCGTTTTCGCTCCGAGCCCGCCGCCCTCGCCGCACAGGGTCGTTGCTTTCCCTTCGGGGGAGTAGACTCTGTACTGCTTGGAGTCATGGCTCTGTTTCTTGGCGCTGTTCTCGATGGTGCCGATCCTGATTGGCTCAGCAACCATGCTGTCGGTCTGCACAGTCGTCAGGGCGTTGGCTTTTTCAATCCCGCTGGTCTCGAAGCGTCGGTACAGTTTTCCGTCGTCCTCGCGGCGGTTCCTGCATCCGACTCCGACCGCCGGAGCTCTGAGCTCGTACCCTTTTTCGGAGGTTGCCGTCTCGAGGATGTCCTTCAGCATGATGCCGCGATCCGCGGGCTGGTCGACGTTCCAGTTGAAGGCGTAAAAGCGTTGACGGTTCTGTGCGCTCACGAGGGCGCTGTTGATGTGCATGAGATCCACGCCGAGCTCGTGGCTGATTTGGTCTTTAATGGGCTGTGCGGCGCTCTTGTTGTTCTCATAGAGGAAAAAATCAGGCTTGAATTTTTCCTTTGCAATCAGGTAGTTTCTGAACAGCTCCCAGCCGAGCCCCTCAGCTTCGACCTCTCGCCCTTTTTTCTGTGCGACGCTCCAGTAGGTGCACGGAGAGCCGCCGATCAAAATCTTTATCATTCATTTCACTTCCTTCCCGTGCGGGCCGGGAGCGTCTGCTCGGGTCTGGTCAGGCCCTTGCTGAAGCTCTGCGGCTCATATCTGACGCCCACGATCCGGCGGCCGCTGACGCCGTACTTGGGGTTGTAGCCGAACAGGTTGACGTAGCTGCCGAGATCCTCGCGCTCGTCGTCCATCGCCTTCAGCACCTCGAACAGGGCCAGCACGTCGTCGATGGCGCGATGGCTGTTCTGCACCTTGCCGGTGAGGTCGTAGGCGATGATCGCGTTGGCGAGCTTGTGCGGGTAGGCCCTGCGGTCTTTGTAGACCGTCAGGCTGTCCAGCCAGTCGATCCGGCCGACCTTCTGGCCGCGGAGCAGGCCACGGAGAAAACAGGCGTCAAACTGTGCATTGTGGGCGATCATCAGGGTCGGGCCGTTCTGCATGAGCTTGGCGATCTGGCCGGCTGCCTTGACCGGCTGCACGCCCTCGGTCTGGAGCCGCTCGTCGGTGATGCCGGTCAGGCTGACGATGTTCTCCGGGAGGGTCTCGCCCTCGGGCAGCTTGATGAAGGTGTCCATCTTGCCGGCGATCCGCAGGCCGCTTGTGGCCGTGCGCTCCACGCGCAGGGCGGCGAGCTCGATGATCTGGTCGTTGTCGAAGTCGAGACCGCTGGTCTCGGTATCAAACACGACGAGGGCCTTATAGCGGTCGAACAGGGTGGAGAGGTTACTCATGCCGGGCCTCCTTCTCGCGGGTAGCTCTCAGGGTGCCGAGCATAAACGAGAGGGCCGTGGTCAGTTGATCCTCGGTGGCGAAGGTGCCGCCGAACTGCTCGGCCAGCGCCGTGATGATCTCGCCGGCGTGCTCCGGCGTGACGTCGTCGGTGGCTTCGTCGTCCTCGATGGAGATCAGGAGATCGGAGTCCAGATAACAAGCGGGGCGCAGGCCGCCGCTGCCGTGGCAGGCGCTGTCCCAGTACAGAGCGCCAGATGTCGCCCTCGGGGCCGATGTAGAGGGCGGCCGCGTCGGTGATGGTTCCGACCGTGCTCATAATGCGGCTGATCAGGTCGAGCAGCTTGGCCCGCTTTTCTTCGTCCATCGTCTTTTCGAGCCACGCCTCGCGCTCGTCCTCGTCGTGGATCTCCAGCAGCCTGAGCGTGATCTGGTCGCCTGCTTCGCGGAGCTTCTTCTGGATCTGGTGGTATTCCAGACCGCGCTCACTCAGGAAGGCGTCGACGTCACGACGCGGCCAGAGGTTTGCGAGGTCGTAGTCGGTCAGCTCGCGGCCCTTGTAGAGCTCGCGGTACTTCTCGAGAGAGGGGAGCGTCTGAAGCGCCTCCAGCCGCGCGGCCCGTTCCTTGGCCTTCAGGCCCTCGCGGTACTCGATGAAGCGGATCCGCTTCTCTCGGTAGTATCCGATCGCGTGCTGTTTCCAGTTTTCGAGGAAGTCCTTCAGGATCTCCGGGGTGTTTGCCTCGAGGTAGGCGTCGCGGGTGATCCGGGTGTTGAGCTTATCCCGCCAGTTTGCGAGGGTCTCGCGGGCCTCGGCCAGCTTGGAGGTCGCGCTCTTGATGTCCTCGCGCTTGATGCTGATGTCGAAGCGGTCGGCGCCTTTTTCGATCATTTTGGCGAGCTGGCTGTTGTGCTTCTTGAGTACGGCCTCGCGCTTCGCCACGCGGCCCTCGGCGTCGATGACCTTCTGCTCGAGCTCTTTCTGTGTCATGGTGGTCTCCTTTCGTCTCGGCCCGGCCGGAGCCGGGGATCTTGGTGGTGTCGAGTCCCTGAAAAGCAGAAACACGACCGCCGGATCGCTTCAGAGAGCAGCGCGGAGGGGGTGCGCAGCTCGTCCATTTTCAGCGTCGGGGTCGTGTGATCGTTTTCATGTTGGACTCTCCTTTCTTCGGCCCGGCGCTGCCGGGTGTTCTTGGCTACTGTGCGGCCGGTGCTCGTTTACCTCTGCGCTTGAAGCTCTCACGCAGACGCCTCTCGGCGAGCTCTGCGCTGTACCCTTCGCGCTGGTTGGCGTCCAGCGTGCCGGTCGCGCCTCGCTGGAGCTCTTTGTAGATGGTGGTGTGGTGAACGCTCAGGCGGGCCGCAATATCGACCGGCCGATCTCCGAGCAGATGCCACGCCTCGATCTTCTTCCTGTCCTCGAAGGTCAGGTAGCGGTACTTTCCCGTCAGTCTCAC